GTGAATTGCAGATCGCGGACAGCGCGCTCTAGCAGCCTCACGCGAGCCTCTAGCGCCTCGATCGCCGCCGGATCGGCGAGCAGCCTCGGCGCGCCCGCTACCCCAGCATAGAGGCGCGGCGTGCCGGGCGTCATATCCAGGCTCGGCTCGCCATCGGCCAGGCCGGCCGGCGGCCCGCTGCCTCGGCGCAGGCGGATTGTTGCCATTGTCTAATATACGCCACCGTCTACGATATCGACCGACAGCGGCGAGGCGGCGGTGCCAAGGCCGAAAAGCGAGCCATCGGTGGCAACTTCCTGCAAGGACGCAATGTATATCTGACTTAGCGCATCTTGCACATTGGTGGCGGTGAGCGGCGGGATTGTAGTGATATTGACATTCGAGGCGGTAAGCACCGCGCCGCCGACTTCGACGGGTATCCAGGCGGGGGTGGCGTCGCAGATTATCCAGTCGCCTCGGGTGTATGTGCCGCTCGGCGGTGTCGGCGCATTGCCGCTGCCGGGGCCGGCTGTCGTGCAGATCACATACCAGCCGCGCCGCGCGGCCGTGGCCGGTGGCAGCGCGCCAGGCGGGATCGGATTGATAGGGTTCGGCGATGGCGTAACGATATTCGCCGCGACATCATAGGTGCCGCCGAATACTAGATTGCCGGTGAGCCCCGCGATGGCGTTATTTAGCTCATTGATCGCGGGCACGACAACCTTGGCGGTAGTCTGTAGCGCGGCAACATCGGCGCCCATGACAAGGCGCAGGCCGGCGGATGTGATCGGCAAGGTATTCTCGACACCGGCAGCGATGGCAGGCCCGGCGGCGACGGCCATGCCGAGGGCCGAGCCCGTCAAGGTAAGTGCGCTGCCAACCGGAACATTGACGGCGCCGCGCTGGCCTGCGGTAGCAATTACCACGGACAGCGCCGTTGCCGGGCTTACGCCATCGCCCGACAGGGTGGCGTCGCTTTCGACGGCCGAGATGCCGCCCGAGCCGCCGCCGACACCAAAGCGCAAATTTCCGGCCCCGTCAGTGATCAGCACGTCATCGGGCTGCCCGCCGATTACGCGGAGGTTAGCCACGCCCGCGAATGTCTTGACTCCATTGATGGTCTGCGCCCCGGCGAGCTCGACCTGGCGCGCGGCATCCACCAGCGGGATGAGGGCGGTTCCGTTATCGATCCATAGGCTATTCGGCCCGCTGCCGGTAAAGCCTGGCAGATTGAAAAACGGCTCGCCGGGATTGAGCGCCGCAGGCGGCGCGATCGCCCCACCGGCGATGTGGCGGCGCAGTTGGATCGTTGCCATTTAGAACGTTCCTCCATCAATCCGTTGTGTCGCAGCGAGCACGATCGGCCCGCTCATCGTGCCACCAGTCAGGCTGAGCTTGCCGTCCTGTAGTTCCTCGATCTCATCCCTCGCCGCCGCGAAATTGCCCCGCACCGATGCCGTGGTCGGCGTGCCGAAAACCGGAAAGCTCGGATCGATCGCCGAGGCCAGCCTGGCGGGCGCATTGCGTAGGATGAGCTCGGGCGGCGGGCGGGCGGGCGATCGGCGCGGCACGCGGACGGGCGGCTGGCGCGGCTGCGGCGCGGGCGCATCGCGCTGCATGGCGATAAGCGCCTTGCGCACCATGGCAGCGGACACATGGCGCGGCCGGTGGACTATGGCGCGTCCCACGGCTCGCTTGCTCCATCGTCCCAAACGCTCGCGCCGGCATCCCAGATCGAGCTCGTCATCGGCGGTAGGCCGCCGGTCCCATAGCTGAAAATCACGATCGTATGCGCCGGGGCAATCGCCAGGATCGCGCATTCGAGTGAGTTATACCCCCACGTCGCGATGAATTCGTTACAGAATGACCGGCAAGTCATCCATTCCACACGCACCGCGTCATCATGCACTTGCACAAGAAAAGTGTGCGGCCAATCGGGCGCGGTATTGAGGAAGGCGTTGCAGCCCGACCATGTGCGGAAGGGCCGAAATTCTATAACCGAAACATCCCAGCCGAGGACGGCGGCATAATCGACGAAATCCTGCGGCGTTGTGGTGCCGCCCGATTGCCGTTTGGCGATCACATCGCGGCGGCGCAGTTCGATTGTCGGGGCGAGCTCGCCAACGCACGGCTCGGGCAGGCCGCAATCGGTTTCCCACATGGGCAGGGTTTCAATCGTAGTGCGCGGATCGGCCTCATCGAGCAGCGCCCGGATGCGGGTGTATGCGTGATAATGCACCCCGACCAGGCCCTTGATCAGTCGCACTTGCACCGCCGCCGGATCGCGCGACCAGGCGAACCCCTCGGGCAGCATGGCGAGGGCTTGCGTATCGAAATCGGCCTTGGCCAGCGCCATCGCGCCGCGCTCTGTCGTTCCGCTCATGGCACGTAGTTGATCGTTCCGACTGTGGGCAGTTCGCCGATCTGCAATACGACATCATCGGCCGGAAGGTCTATTTTGTGTGTGCGCACGCCCGAGGCGATGCTCACACTTTCCCAAATCCAATTTATTGCGACGACGCCGCCTGGCACCCCCTCGCGAAATAGCATATCGGCGAGCTCATCGCGGATCGCGGCCTCGGTGCTTTCATTGCGCGGCACCAGATCGCGCACCGTGACATCGATCGGCCGCGCTACCGGCGCATAGACAAAGAGCTCAGCGGTAACCGGGCGCAGCGGTTCAAGGTGCGCGAGCAGTGCTATCGCGTCCTCGGGCGTCGGGATGCCGCCGGGATAGACATCGTCCATCGCGAAGCGCACCACGACTGTTCCGGTTCCCTGCTCTTTCGGGAAGCACCAAGCCCGGCTGATGCCAGGATACGCGAGCGACCAGCGCTCATAATCGTGCGCAGCGCCGCCCTGCGGCGGGCGTTGGATGCGATCGAGGATACGCGAGCGCCAGGGCTCTAGCAGTTCCTCGTCCGTTCCGCCGATCATCAGGGTCGGGACGACTGCGCCGACGATGCCAGCGATCGAGTTGGAAGTATCCAGCCTTGTGCCTGCGGCGAGATTGCCAGCCGCGCCAGGCTGCACGGCTTGTGTCGGCGCCGAAAGCTGCGCGCCCGCCGGGATACCATCGGCCGTTGTGCGCACTTGGACGCCGTTCTCGGCCTGGAACAGCGAGCCGGCCGGCAGAGCCGCCGGGCCGACGATTGTGGCGAGCAGCGAGCCGGTTGCCCGAGTGGCGTCCTTGCGCGGCACCCGCCATTCTGAGCCATGCCGGCCGAGGCCCTCGCCTGTTGCGGTAGTGACATGGATTTGTTGCGCGGCATACTCGATCGCGTCTAGCTGCTCATCCGCCAGGCCGGCCGCGCTGACCGACAAGGCATCGAGGTTGCTTTGCGCGAGCCGCGCATTTGCGCCCGGCAGATTGGTTTCGATGTCGGCTTGCGCCTGCTCGATGAGTTCTTGCAGCGTGCGCCTGTAGAAGCCGTTACCGGCGGCCATCAGATTATGACCCCCGAAATCCTGTCCATGCCAACCAACTGGCCCCAAGCGAGGGCGAACCTCCACCCGACCCTAGAACCCGGCGGCGAAACGATAATCAACGTTAGCTCAAGGCGGCCCGCGCCGGTCCAGATTGCCTCGATATCGATCCGAGACGCGACGCCCTCGCGGATCATCCATTCGGTCGCTTCGCGCGCGTATTGTTCCGCCCGGATGCGGGTAAGCTCGGTTTCTTTTTCCCGACTGAGCAACCAGAGCCGCGATCCGAGGGGATACTTGCGGAACGCATCCGCCCACCAGCCGCGCCGGCCGCCGCCATCGGGCGGTTGATCATCGGGGTGCGCTGTGCGATCGGTGCCGAGGCTCAAGATGACAGCCGTGGCAAGGTCCTGATCCGCGCGCAGAACGCCCGAGGGTAATAGCTGATAATCGCCGCTACTCGCCTCGGGGTTCCACACCGTCGCGATATCAGTCACGAAACGATATCCGCGATGCCGCGAGCGCCGAGCCTAGCCAGGCCCCGCCTTGCCGTGCCATGCCATGCCCAGCCGCGCCGCGCCAAACCACGCCAGAATGCGAACCTAGCAGTGTCATCGCTCGCTGGCAATCGGCGCCACAACGCCATATCTGACAGCCGGCTCGGCTGTGATATCGGCGCCGCGAAGGTTGACCGCGCCGGCAGCAGTGATCGTCGCATCTGTCGTCGCGCTCGCCTCGATGCTCTGTTCCGCCTCGATAATGACGCGGCGGGCCTTGATTATGAGGTCGCCCTCGGCAGTCAAACGCAAGCTCACGTTTTGATTGTTGTATAAAACGACTTCGCCCGAGGCCAGGCCGGTCGGCCGCGACCCTCTATCGTTTACCGCGACGACAACGCCATGATCTCGATTGCCGCCGAGAAAGCACACCAGCGCATCGCCGCCGGCCGGCGGCGAGGAACTCAGCCCGTAATTTTGGAATCTTTCCACGGCATCGGCTGTCTCGCCCGCGAGCAGCCCAACTTGCATTTGCTGAATCCCGCCGGCATCGTTGACAGCGGTGAGCTCGCCCCGCGCCAGCATCATGCCAAGCCTGCGGATGAGCGGCGCGAGCTCGCGATCTAGCGCGCTCATCCCGGCCGCCTGGCGGCGCCTGGCGGCGTCGGGCCGCCGGCATGGGGGCTTGTGGCGGGCCTCGGGCGGGGGGCCTGTGGCGGCTCCCCAACGCCTCGCAGGGGCGGATCGCCTGGCCGCCAGGCCCGCGCGGCCATCGGCGCCAGGCTGGCGGGCGCCCAGCCGGGCGGAAGCGGCGGGGTTGCTCGCAAGCCGTAGGGGCAGACTACCGCCGCGCTGCGCGGCAGCGGCGCCCAGATGGCGAAATCGCTCATTGCTTGCTTTCCTTCCGGCGCCGAGCCCCGGCATCATGATCGGCGGCCACCTGCTGCCAAAAGTCGGTGCCGCCGCCGCCGGCCTTGCCCTTGACCTCGGCCTTGAGATCATCCGGGTTCGGTGTCAACGCCTCGGGCGGGCAAAGAGTGAGCCGCGTCAAGGTGCCCGAGGCGCCGAGCCGGAACGATGCCTTAGTAATGCTCATTTCGCGATCGATCCCGAGCCACGCGTCCTCGATGCGGCATAGGCGATTGATCGGCCAGGGCTCGCCTTCGTCGGTAAACCAGCCCTGGACCTCGATGGTAGCGGTGCGCCCATTGCCCCAACGGTTCTGCACTTCCCATTGCGCGCGCGCCTGCGCGTCGGCGTTCGTTGTTTTTGCGGCTTGATAAACCACAAGCGGGCGGTATCGCGTAATGGATGGATCAGTAGCCTGGCCGCGACTTTGCGCCGCCTGCTTCGGCGATACGTTATCGGCGCCAGATTGCTGCCCCTTGACGATGACGATCGAATGTCGCTCGCGATCATCGAGCAGCGCCGTCGCCGTCTTGATGTTGCCGCCTTGGACGAGGGGCGTATCGCAATACTCGGTTGATACGCGCGTGATCAGCAATGTTCCGTCATGCTGCTCATACGCCAAAACCTGCCTTAATCGCGTTATGCGCTCGACAGCTTCCCACGCCGTCTCACTTTGTTGCAATTGGAAATCGAGCGGCGCGCCGAGATCGGCCTCAATGACGACGTTGACTTGATACACCGCAGCGAGCGCGCGGATGATGTCGCCGGGCGGCGCCTTTTTCCATTGTGTCGGCGCGCCCTCGGGCGAGCAATCGATCAAGTCGCTGACAAGGCCGCGCCCGACGATCTCGATCTGGTGGCTGCCGGCATCATATCGAGGCGACATCTGATCCACCCAGCCCGTCGCCATTAGATACTCGTTCATATGGACAACGCATCTGTCGCCAGGCGAGAAATCCCATTGTTCGTCCATGCCAGGCCAATCGCGGGTGCCGATTACGCCGAACTGTATCGTGGCCTCGTCCACAGAGCGATCGAGCACCACACTAAGCCAGCCCCGATAATCTCGATCCCGCAGCGTAAGGATCAATTCGCCCTCGGCCATCAGGTAAGCGCCGGGGCAATGAGCTCGGTGGGCATGAAGCTCGGATGAGGTGTCGGGTTCGCTTGCGCCAGGCGGCCCGCCTCGCGCGCATCCTGATAAATCTTGTGCGCGCAGACATGCAGCGGCAACGTCGAGACGGTGGCAAAGAACGTTGCGGTCTGCGGTGCGATTTTATTGCCGAGCAAGGTTATCGCGGCAGTGAGCACAGCGCGCAGGCTGCCGACTGTGCCGTCATTCTCGATCGAGGCGGCGGCGATCACAGGGCCGAATATCGCGCTGATTGCGGTGCGCAGTTGATCGCCATCAATCGGTGCCATGCGCGGCAAGCTGATCAGCCGTTGCGCCGCGCCGAGCGCGCCCGAGCGCCGCACCAGGGCTGTGATCGCCGCGCGGTTCACAAGCTGCCGCGCCCGGGTGGGCGTGTAGACGCCTGGCCGGCTGGCCGGCACATCAGGCAGGGCGGTGGCCCATCGCGACAGCGCGGCCATAGCCGCGATCGCAATGTTGAGCTCGATGAGCGCCTCGGTAGCGACAGCGCCGATATATCGCTCGATCCCGATCGCGACAGCGGCGGGCGGCTGCAAGACATAGGCCGGGCCGAAACTCGCGGCGCGCTCGGCGATGGCAGCATAGGCCGCCGGATCGCATTGGTTGCGTTCTAGCACTTGGCTGACGGCGGCGATGATCTCGGCGAGCATGGCGGTGCTGTCGGCGGCGACGAAGTTGGAATATCCGGCGATCTGCCAGGCGGCGGCGAAGGCATCGGTTATGCGTCCCATGCTTGCCCTAGCGAGCGCGACAGTGTTCGCTGATCATTCGGCTGGCTTGTCGGCTCGACGAAGCCAGTCGTTTCTACGAACGCCAGGGCGAACTGCGCGATGCGCCGGCCGGCATCGCCCTCGCGGACCGTATAGGTATCGCACAGAACATTGTGCTGCCCGAGATACGGGTGGATGAGCAGGCCCGGTCCCTCGGCCTCTAGCGCAGTCAGAAGCTCGTCGCGCTGCATCTCCCAGAGATCGCCGATCACATGGGCCGAGAACGAAAAGCGCCGGCCGCGCCGGCCGAGGTCTTCCGCCAGGGGCTCATCGCGTAGCGGATACTCGTGCCACTCGTGCCGCCGGCCGCCGGCCAGATCGTAGGCCCCGAGCCGGAAGGCGGCATCGCGGAAATAGCCGATCCGCAGCGGCACCCGCGACAGCGCCCGAGAAAGCTGCGGCGGTAGCGCCATCAGTGAGCCATCGCCAGATTACCGCGCGGCCCGGCGTATTGTTTTTCGATCGATACATCCGTATTACCGGTCGATCGTTGCGTGACTTGCATACCGGGCGGCGCGTTTGCGAACGTGACGTCGAGTTCTGTCTTTGAAGTCTGCAAGCCCGCTGCCGCCGCCGGCATGGCAGCCGCAGCGGGCATGCCCGCCTTGGCCTCTGCGACGCCGCCCCAGGCCCCGCCGAGCTTGCCCGCGCCGGCTGCCCCGGCACCAGCCCATGCGCCGCCTGGCGCGCCCGAGGCGGCTTGCGTGAGCTTGTCAGTCGGCGGGACGAGCGGCTTGCTGGCGATTTCGTCGGCGGCCTTGCCCCAATCGCCGGTTAGCTTGCTGGTATCGATCTGCGGCGCCGCGACTTGCGGGGCCTCAATCTTGCGGCCGAATATCCCGGTGATCGTATTCCACGCGCCTTGCAGAAAGCTGATCAAGCCTTCCCATAGCTTCTTTACGGTCTCGATCGGATCATTGAACGCGCCGACGATCGCGTCCTTGATCGCGCCAACCCCTGCGACAATCGCCTTGCCGAATTCGACAATGAATGCGCCGATATCATCCGGCAATGAAGCCCACGCCTCGCGGCCGACTTGCGCGAGATTGCCGGCGAGCACGCGCCAAGTCGCTGTGATCATATCCCAGCCCTTGCTTAGCTCGGCGACGATATCGGACCATTTGACTTGGAACCACTCGTCGGTGGCGACGCGGCCGAGCTCGGCGAAGCCCTCGCCGAGCCGATCGGCAGTCTTGACCACACTATCAACGCCCTCGTTGAACGCCGCCTTGATCTCGTCCCAGTTTTTATACACAGCATAAGCCAGCAAGGCGAAGCCGGCGATTAGCGCGATGATCGTGGCGGCGATCGGGTTGGCGAGCAGGGTGGCGCCGAGCGCGATCAACGCCTTGCCGATGCCGAACAGCGAGCCGATGATACCTGGCGCGACGACAGCGGTAAACGCGAGCAGGACAGCATTGCCCTTGCCGATGACGGCGACGAGGCCGTCCCAGACTGGCCGCAGGCGGTGCAATATCGGGATAATATCATTGCGAACAATGGCGACGAATGCTTTGCCCGCCGCGACGATGTTTTGAATAGTCGCCTTAACTTCGACCTTAATCGAATCCTTGCTGGCGTTTATCCACTCTTTCATTCCGGTGGCACTGCCCTTCATACTGGGCAATAGCTCACTCAGGATCGTATACGCCAGCCCTTTGATCTGGTGGCCGACCACTGTCATGATGTCGCCGAATTCCTTAGCCGACGAGGCGGTTTGCAAGTCCATGATCGCCCCGGTGCTTTCGAGCTCAAGCCCGAGCTTGCGGATACCTTCCTCGCCCTCATCGAGCAGCGCGAGCAGTTCCGCGCCGGTCTTGCCGAACACTTTCATTGCGGCTTCGCTGCGATGGACCGGATCGGTGAGGTTCGATATCGCCGTGGCCGTTTTGAGAAAGATCTGTTCCGGGTTCAGCGTCTTTAGATCCGTCATGCTGATGCGCAGCGCATCGAACACCTTAACCATCTCGTTATTCTTGCCGCCCTTGCGCGCGGCGGCGATCGATTTGTTGAGCTTGGTGAGCGCGCCGCCCATCTCATCCGCCGACAGCCCGGACTGCCGCGCGGCATACTGGAGTTTCTGTAATCCTTCCACCGACACGCCGGTTGTCCGGCTCAGCTTGACGAGCTCGGCGCCCGCGCCGATGGCATCGGTAACGAGCTTGCCGAGGCTGAATCCGCCGATGATGCCGCCGATGCGCAGGAACGGGCCGACCAATCCGGCGACGGAACTTCGCAGATTGCCGAACTGCTTGCCCACATTGCCGAGGGCGGTGCCAATCTTGCCGAACCCGGCCTCGCGGGCGATGGCGCCAGGGATCGCCATCATGCCGCGCATTTTGGCGGTGCTCTGCTGGATTGACTTGTTGATCTCGCGGATGGGCGCAGTGAACTTGTCCGTGAGCGCAACAATAACCTTGAAGCCGGCGTCGGATCGCCTCGCCATCGGCTACCGCCTGCGCTGCGCCCGCGCAATGGCGCGATCGATGCGCTGCAAGCGATGCCACCACCAGAGCAGCGTATCGACGGTCATGCCGTCGATTTCGCTGGGTTGGAAATGGAAACAATAGGCGAGCCACCCGATGATGTCGTCAATTTCCGAGGGACCTTGGCCTTCATCTTCGTCAGCAGATCGGCCAACGCATCGATATCAGGTTGCAACATCTCATCGAAAACGCCGATCGGCACGCCGGACAGCGAGGCCAGCATGGCGAACGCCTTATCCTCGGCCGTCTCATACTCGCCCATCTGGCGCAGATCGCGCCCGCGCGGGGTGCGCATGGTGATTTGCGTATAGGTGGTGCCCTCGAATGTTACGGGATCGATCAGCATATAAGTCTCACGTCGCTCGGGCATGGGCTTAACTCCGGTAGCATTCGAGGCCCTCGAACCGGACCGTCATGGTGCCCGCGATGGCATCGAGCTCTAGATCGCCGGCCTGCCAGGCATTGCGCAGGGTCCATGTCTCGCCGCTTTCCAGCGATGCCACCACGGTCGAGTTGGTAATCTGCGATAGCTGCTCGGCATTGTAGAAGCGCGGGCGATTGCTGCACTCGGCCTCGATGTAGGGGACGTGGTTCTCGGCGGTATAGCCGTGCGTCCCATCCGGGCCGCCGACGCCTGTGCGGGTCCAAGAATTCGGCGAGATCGTCAAGGCAGAGCGGACCGAAAGCTGCCGGCCGTCCACCTTGATCGAGCCAATCCCGCCGATATGATTCGGGTCTGCCATGGGTTCCTCCCTTATGCCGCCTCAACCGATACGCTTCGCAGGCGGAACTGTGTGAGCGCGGCGAAGATGCGCAACTGATTGACAAGATCGGGCGGGAGCAGCGCATCGCAGCGATTGGGGTCTTGCGCATTCCGTTCCACGATCAGATTGGTTTTGAACGCGTCCATGTTTTCCATCAACCCGGCTTCCTCAAGCTCGCCATACGCGGCGATCATTTCCGAGCGGATGATGGAGGGCGTTACGATGGCCTGGCCGGCGCCGAAGCGGGTGCCATCATCGGCGAGCTTATGGCGCGGGAACTTCAGCAAGATGCGGTTGCGCATGAACCGGTTGAAGTAGGCCAGCGTATAGAGTGTTTCGACATCGAGATAGGAGTTATCGGGCGCGCCCCAGACGTTCTTTTGATAGGTAGTGATCGAGCGATCGATCCGCATCACGCCGCCGGCATCGACGTAGCCGCAGGCGATGCCGTCGAAGTAGAGCACCTGCCGGTCGAGTATCTGAAAGCGATCATCGGGGCGCGGCGGCACGATGCCGAGCAGCGGCAAGGTCTGCACCGGCCGTGCCGGATCGACCACAATCGAGCCGGCCACCTGGCCGCACCAGGCTGCGGCGATCTCGCACTCGGGCGTCGGGCTGCCGAACCAGCCGGCCAGCGTTACATGCTGATCGTTCCGTGTATTGCCGAAGGTCGATAGTGCGCCGAGCGTATCATTGCGGAAGGCGAAGGCATGGCCGTATAGCTGTTGCGACCAACTCCACCGGCCTGTGACATCTTGCAGCAAGACCGACAGATCATCGAGCGATGTCGCATCGTTCCAGGGCGAGCAGATGTAATCGTATAGCTCATCGCCGAGATTGGCGACGAGGGACGCCACATCGGGCACGCCAGCCATGCCCGTCATTGGCGTCGATGTGACAGTGAGGCCGAGGGGCACGATCTCGCCATAGGCCGGGCCTCGGAAGGCTACATCGAGGTCCAGGCCGCCATGCAGGCCAGGCTGGGTGGAAGTGATCGCCACACTGCCGGCGAGGCTACCGGCGCCGTCCGTGCCTTGCGTGAGCGCCGCCCCGGTGCCCGCTGTGAGTAGCAGCGTCGCCGAGATGTCGGTCGCAGCCGAGGCCGAGGCGGTTGCGAAGCTAAGCTGCGCGGTGGGGCCGGTGGCAGTAGTTGACACAATGAAATGGTTGGTGAACCAAGTCGCGATAGCGCCCGCGCCGAGCGCCGCTGTGATCAGCGCCGCCGCCTCGGGCAGTGTCACGATCGCGCTAAAATCGATGCCTTGCGTATCGCGCGGCACGCCGCCGACCGAGATGGTAAAGCCGCCGTCTGTAATGCCCCGCAGGGTTGCCACCAGGGCAGCCTGCGCCGCGCCGTTGACAGGCCCGCCGGCCAGGCTGGCCGGCGTGGGGACGGGCGCGACAGGATTGGCGAGGGCGATCACACCTATCGCCGGATCGGCGTTGACAGCGGCCTCGATGGCATCGAGCACCTGTGCCGTTGTCATGCCGGCGGTAAGGTAGACGCGCACCGGCCGGCCGCCGATATACAGCGGCAATGTTCCGCCCTCGATCGTCGAGCCGTCTACCGTGAAGCTGCCGGCGGCGGCGGCGAAACCGACCTCGTCGGCGGCCAGGATGAACAGCGGCACGCTCTGATTGTTGGCGAAATAAGCTGCGCACATGCGCGCCAGGGCCGAGCCGACGCCGCACAGGCCCTCGGCATCGAACTTGCTGCGCACCCGTGTCAGCACCCCGACTTGCAGCGGCCCGCGCGCCGGATCATGCGTGCCGAGGGCGAGCGCATAGGTGACTTGCGAGTAGGACGCGGCCTGGCTAGGATCGATCTCGAAATAGGCGATCGGAACCCGGAGGTTGGCCGGAATCTGGTTGAACGAGACGGCCATGGCTCAGCCCTTTCCCTTTTCGGTGACACGTTCGACATCGCCAGCGCGGATGCGCCGCTCGAAATAAAGTCGTTCCGCTGAGACATCGCGCCCGCCTGGCGGGATCGGCCGGCCATCGACCGGATGCCGGACGAGGTAACCCTCGCGCGGCTTGACGATGAGCGGCTCGCGCGTCGAGCGCGGCAGAGTGCGGATCGGATTGAACGTCATGGTAGTTGCCCTTGCGGAATATCGATGGTGAATTGCGCCTCGATGCGGCCTTCGGGGCCGCTCGCCCATGGCGCGGGGCCGAACGCCGGATCGTATTCCTGGCTCGGCGGCTCGCCCGGATCATGCGGGTCGATCGCGTCAACCTTGGCATTGATGCCGAGGAAGGCCGGCAGCCGATCGAATTGTTCCTCAGTCTCGCCGTCACACTCATCGATCTGCGTGCGCGTGGTGAATGTGAACAGCCAGACCGTTACGTCGCGCGAATGCGCGAGCAGCTTGCAGCCGTCATAGGCGAGCAGCGTATAGCCGAGCGATGGCGACCAATTGAAAAGCGCCCGGAACAATGCCCGGCGCATAGCCGGAACGGTCATCGCCGGGGCCTGGCCGCGTATTTCCTCATGCGCGGCAATCTTGACCGCGACGCCCCATGTCTCGGTAATCCACTGCACGTTTTCGTTGATGGCCTCGACCGGCTCGGCGGCCTCGCTGAGAAAGACGACATAGGCGCAGGGCAGGGCCATGTTCGTATATTCGACGAGCTTGAAGGCATCGGCAGCGCCGGCCACGCGATCGCCGAAGACCGCGCTTGCCGCGCTCGATCGCCGCAGCTTGGCAATGAGGTCCGACATCTCGAACCTCCCGGCACCCATCAGCCGGTTTCCACCTTCGGCGGGGCCTGGGTGGGCGATCCATCGATAGCGAAGATGCCGGGGCCGATCGCCGCTTCGAGCAGCCCCACCACCGCATCGCGCTTATTGGCCAGCGCCACCGACATCAGCGGGCGCGGCTCCATATGCCTGGTGCCGAGCTCTAGCAGATGGGCATGCGGCGAAGTCGTTCCGGCCACCATCGCATAGCCGCGCCGCGAGCCGCGCCCGTAGGCCGATCCGAACAGCGTGCCGGATGCGCGGCCTGGCGGCTGGCCAGGCAGCGAGACCGCCTTGCGACTGCTTAGCCGCTTGGCCTCTTTTTTCACGACAGCCGCCGCCTTGCGCATGGCGCCGCGCACCGCCTTGCGGTCGAACTGCATATAGCGCGTGTAATCGACTTGGACCTTGACCGGCCCGGCCATCGCACTATCCGCCGCGAATGAACCAACCGAAGTCGTGCAAGCCGAGAAGGCAGAGCAGCACGAAAATAAAGATCATCCCGAAACGGTTCCAATACGCATTATAAGGCGGCGGGCCAAAGCTGCCGCCGAGCCATCCGATCAACCACAGGAGCATCAGCAACCAGAATATAAAGCTGATTGGCATTGCTCAGCCCTCCGTTTCATACGGGGTTGCAACAAGGGCCGGCTGTAAGGCGACCATCGAGGCGTCGCCGTATAGCTCGGCATCGACCTTGACGAAGCGCCGCGCGTCGTCCTTCTGCACCCGCTTGGCGCGGTAACGCTGGCCATTGACAACGAAATGATGCTCGGTCGTGAGGTCTTCCCGATAGCGGAACGTCAGCACATGGGTGGGCCGCTCGGCGACGGCGAAGCCGCCGCCCCACATAACTTCGCCGCTGCTCGCCTCGATCGAGCACCAAGCCGAGCCGATCACCGTATAGAGCGGCCTCGATTGCTCATCATCCGTTACCGGAACATCGCGCCATAGCTGAATTTCGGCCAGGTTGCGCAAGCGCCCAATGGGCGGCGCCTTGGGTAGCGGCATCAGGCGAACCCCGCCTGGCGATAATGTGTCAGCAAGGGTTCCCACCCGAGCTCGATCATCGGGGTGAGCGCGAACTGCGTCAGTTCCTCGCGATTCTCATACCAAGCGGCGATCGCCATCAACAGCGCTTGTTTAATGTCTGCATCGATGTCGCCCGGATCATCTCGGCCGCAAGTGAACTCGATCTCGATCGCCTGCGGCGCGCGCTGGGCGTAGGGCCAGAGATCGCCAATCGGATACAGGGTCGCCGGCGCCCGATCATCCCGCTCGACGAGGAAGTCGGCGGGATCGAGCGCATCGCCGTGCATGCTGATCGAGGCCAAGTCGGCGAACGGCGGATAGGGCAAATCGAGCCCGGTATAGTTCGCCGGCCAGCCGTGCAAGCTCAGCACCCAGGTCTGCGTCATGATCGCATAGGAGCAATAGCGCTGCATGTGCCCGACAGCGGCGCCGAGCATGCCGGTTAGTAGCGGCGCCTCGGCGCCGAGCTCTGCGCCAGGATCAAGCCGCAAGTGGGCGACAACCTCGGCCAGCCCGAGCGGCAGCACGGTGGGGCCCACGATGCGCCGCACCCGGGCGTGCAAGTCTGGATGATGCCAGGACAGCCGGCGCCAGTAGCTCACGGCCCGGCCTCTAGAGCCGCTACTCGCGCATCGAGCGCGGCGATCGTTGCGTTGAGGGCGGCAACCGCGGTGTCAACGTAGCCGCGATTTGCGGCATGCGCGGCGAGCACAGGCGGAACATTCAGCGTCAAGGTGCCGTTGATGGTTCCGCCGCTCAATTGCAGATAGCGCGCATCGCCGGCCGCCTGAGTGAGCAGCGGCGCAATCGCGGCGTCGAGATATTGGCGGTTGACAGCATCGGCGGCGGCGACCGGATCGCCAAGGCCGTTGATCCGGTTATTAAGCATCTGTAACGGAACGTTCGACATCGCGGTGGCCGAGGTCCACTGCCAGATTACGACGCCGCTGATATCGATGATGATCGCCCCGGCAGCGCCGAATAGGCCGGTGGTTGACGTGCCGATCGCCAGCGAGGGCGCGGCAAGCGCTCCGTTCGGGATGAGCAGCGGCCCGGTAAGCTGGCCGCCGGCTTGCTGCAAATAGCGCGCATCCGCGTCGCCCTGGCTTATGCCGCCGCCGAGGCCGCCGCCGCCGACGCCGCCCGAGGGCTCGACACCAGGCAGGAACAGCGCCCAATCGGGGTTCGCATTCGAGGGCACGCTTTCGGTAGTCGCCTCGGCAACCCACAGATTATAACCGAGCCTCACAATGTCGCCGGCTTGGTAGGTATCGCCTGGCGCATATGTGCCGCGATAGCGGACGATCGACAGATCGAGCGGCTCGCTTAGCTCATCATCGTCGAAGATGAGCTGAATCAGGCCAGGGGCCGGGCTGTGCGCTGCCCTGATGCCCCGGCCAGGCCGCCCCTGTAGGCCAATGCCCCCAGGATCGCCGGGCGGCCCTGGCAAGCCCTGGACGCCCCTGGCACCGGCCTCGCCTGGCGGCCCTTGCGGCCCGAGCTCGCCGCGCTCGCCTGGCGCACCCCTCGCCGAGACAAGCTGCCAATCGGCGCCATCGATCGGCCCTGGCTTGTCGCACAGCGCGCGCCATGTCGCGCCGCCGAGCTCGGCCTCGTCGCCCTCGGTATAGGGCCAGCCGGCTTGATAGGCGCCGCGATGCAGGGGCACCGGCAAGTGAAACGGGAAATCGTGTGCATTGCCCGAGGCCAGGCCGACAACCAGCCCGAGCGTGCGCGGATCGGCTTCCTGATAGGCGTGCAGCCGGCTGACGCCATCGGCGAGCAAGAGCCATTCGCCGATCCGGCCTGGCGGCCGGGCGGCTGTCGCCTGGCGGGCTTGCCAGGTGCCGCCGGCATAGCTGACAACCGCGCTGGTTTCGTAAATGTCACCTTCGCGCCAGACGCGGGCGGCTTGCGTGAGATCGACCGCAGCGGTGGAAGCCGGCTGCGCGACGCCGATCAGCCGGCCGCTCTTGCCGAAACGATCCGACAGCAGATCGGCGACCTGCTGGGCGATTTCCGGTATGTCCATCAGGCGGGACCTGCATCTGAAACGACGACTTGCGAGCGCGGCCCATCGACGAAACCGCCCATTACCGTGAAGGGCTGCGGGGGCGTGCCGAGACTTTGAATCTGCACTATGAACGGGCCTACGCTTGTGCCGAACACTGCGCGATAGATTTGCGTAACGAACCCGCCGCTGCCGCCTTGCTGGCCGTAAAGAAAAGCGCGCCGCTCGGCGAGCGTGTTCGGGCCTTGGACGGCGCGCACATTCGCCGTCGCTACGTTCTCCGTTGTTGCGTTCACCATTACGGTTATGCACATACGCCGATTGCCGCCATGCGGGTTTTGGAATGTCAGCCCGCCGGGCGGCGTGAGATCGACCCAGGCACCGCTTGCCGGAACCACGATATCGGCCCCGAGATTGACCTCGATCGAGGGCGCGAACACATTATCAACGTATTGTTTCGTGGTCGCATCGCTGGCCGCAGTCGGCGCCGCAAGGTTTAGAATTCTGTTATTAACCATGCTCAGCGGCGCGGTGGACATCGTAAGCGCCGTCGTCCATTGCCAGGCGACAGCGCCGCCCAGATCGACGATAAGCGCGCCGGCCGCCGCCATTAATCCGACTGCATTGCTGCCGAACATCAACGAAGGCGCGGCCAGCGTGCCGAGCGGTAATTGTAGCGGGCCGCTCATCGCATCGCCGGCCTTTTGCACGCCGAGCGCTCGCGTCAACACCTCGCTGAGGTTCGATCCGTCATTGTTCTCGATGTAGACACTTTCGCCGGCTTGCCCGCGACGCAAGATCAGCGCTTGATTCCAATAGAAGCGAGCTAACCGACCGCCGAGCTCGATGCCGATGTCGTCGTCGGGGCCAGTCCCAAATAGGGTTAAATCGCCCCGCACCACCCCGCCGGTCGCGAGTTGCAAATAGCGATTGTCGCCATCGGCCGGCGTGAGCGCGTCGCCCTGGACGAGAATGCGGCGCCGCGAGCCTGCGACGCCACTGTTGTCCTCGATCATTACGCCAGGATTACCAGCGGTCTGGCGGAACAC